CAGCATGGCGCAGTTTATATTGGCGGCCTGCCTACGCATCTGGCTGCTGAATTTGAAAGCATGCCGGCATTGGAGCGCCTGTTTGTTCCGCTGTCTGAAATGGAAGAAGCTGTTAAACAGAGCCAAAGAGCAGGCACTTCCTTAAACAAGTATTATCAACAAGCTATGGAGGTGTAAAACATGGCATATAAACATGGTGTGTATGTCAGCGAGGTGGCTACCAGCATCGTACCTGCGGTAAATACTACTGCAGGCCTGCCGGTGGTCTTTGGCACTGCCCCTGTTCATCTGGCAACTGACAGGGCAGAAGTTAATAAGCCGATTTTGTGCTACAGCTATGCTGAGGCTGTGCAGCAGTTTGGCTATAGCAAGGACTGGGGAAAATATACCCTGTGTGAGGTTATCTATAGCCAGTTCGCATTATATAACCGTGCGCCGGTTGTATTCGTCAATGTGCTTGACCCTGCGACCCACAAAAACACTGTTAGCAACCAAGGAGTGAAGCTGACCAACAAGGTGGGCAAGGTGGAGGCTGCCGTGCTTTTGGAGACCCTGAATGTTAAAGCTGAAAGTGCAGGTGCTGCTTTGGTAGCAGGCACTGATTACGAAGCTGCCTACGATGATGACGGCGTGCTGAATATCACCGTATTAGATGGCGGCAGCGTAGCAGCCGCTACTACCTTGTACGTTGATTATGACGAATTGGACGCAAGCGCAGTTGACGCAGACGATATTATCGGCGGTATTAGCGTGGCAGATGGCAGCTATAAAGGCTTGGAAGCACTCAACAAGGTGTTCCCATTGACTGGCCTTGTACCTGGTATTGTTCTGGCACCTGGCTGGAGCGAAGACCCAACTGTTGCAGCAATTATGAAAACTAAAGCCGGCAACATTAACAGCCACTTCCAGGCTATCACTCTGAACGATGTACCTACTAGCACGGTTAAAAAATATACTGATGTAAAGGCATGGATGAACAATAACAACTATACCGACACATCCCAAGTTGTGTGCTGGCCGATGGTAAAAATGGGTGATACCATCTATCATATGTCTACCCACGTTTTAGGCGTCATTGCAACTGTCGACAGCAGCAATAATGATGTACCGTATGAAAGTCCGTCCAACAAGACCATGCAGATTAACGGCACCTGCCTGGCTGACGGCACCGAGGTGGCACTGGGACCTGATGAAGCGGAATACCTTAACGGCCAGGGCGTAGTCACTGCCCTGAATTTCATCGGAGGCTGGAAATGCTGGGGCAACCGCACTGCCTGCTATCCGTCCAATACCGACGTAAAGGATGCGTTTATTTCTATCCGCCGTATGTTCTACTGGCACGCGCAAACCTTCATCCAAACTTATTGGGCGAAGGTGGACAAGCCGATTAATAAACGTCTGATCCAGACCGTAGTAGACAGTGAAAACATCCGCCTGAACGGTTTAACTGCCCAAGGCTGCATTTTGGGCGGCCGCATTGAATTCCGTGAGGATGATAACCCTACTACCAACTTGATGGACGGCATTATTAAATTTCATACCTACCTTACTCCGTGCTCCCCGGCGCGTGAGATTGAGAACGTACTGGAATATGACCCTGAATATTTTGAAACGCTTTTTAGCTAAGAAGGAGGCAAAAATAAATGCAGGTACCTGAGAAATTAATTAATTTCCGTGTATACCAGGACGGCACCGATTTGGTGGGAATTGCAGATGTGCAGCTGCCTTCTTTGGACTCCATGACCGAAACCGTCAAGGGCGCAGGCATTGCAGGCGAATTTGACAGCCCTGTTTTGGGACACTTCGGCAGCATGGAAACTGTACTGAACTGGCGCACTCTGGAAAAGCATAACCTTACACTGGCGGCGCAGACTGGCGTAAACCTTGACCTGCGTGGCGCACAGCAGATTTATGACAGCGCTGCAGGCACATACGTTGCCCGCGCTGTAAAATGCGTAGTGAGAGGCATTACCAAAAAGACCGAGTTGGGTAAATTGGATGTAGGTACTACCACAGGCACGTCTAACACCATTGAAACCGCTTATATCAAAGTGGCTATTGATGGGGAGACTGTGCTGGAGCTGGACAAATATAACTACATCTGCAATATCGGCGGTGTGGACTATATGGCCGATATCCGCGAAGCTTTGGGATTGGCGTAAAAAATAAAATAGCCCCCGGCATAAAGCTGGGGGTTTAGTTTAAAATTGAGGTGTAAAAATGATTGACTTAACAAAGATTGACGCAGCATTAAAAAATGTCACAGGCAAAGACGTGTTAAAAGCGGAGCGACAAACAAGGCAGCAGGGCGATATTACACCCTCTATCATGTTATCAAGTAATTTTCAGATGATTTTACTTGCAAACGCATTGCACGTTCCGCAAGAAGAAATTGCGGAAATGCCAGCGAACCAATTTGTTCAGGCTATGGCTTCGGTAAGCAGTTTTTTATTCAGTTCGGAGTCAATGACGGTAGAGAAATAAAAAAAGCAGCACTCAGCTGCTCTATTAATACATTTACCAGTATTGACTTCTTTCTGAATGAAACTTTAGAGGAATTGGCGGAATGGTTAAAAATCATCAATTCTGTGTGTAATAATCAAAAAGTGCGCTGATACGTTGATATAGTCTATAGAAAAATGAGCCGATAAACAAACTAAGAATGAACGATAAAGCTATAAAAACAAGCTGGATAATCACAGGAGCAAGGCTATTTGCTGTAAGGTTTAAATAAACTCCGATTACACAAGCAATTAAAGTGCCTAGTAAAGTACCAGCTGCTGTTATTGTCGAGATAAAAAAACCGTATATAACAAATTTCACTAGGGCGTTCCACACAAAAATCACCTCTTTGAAGAACATTATATCATTTAAGGAAGGAGGAAACAATGTGAACGGTAAAGAATTTGCAATGTCTTTTTTAATTGGTGCAAAACTTCAAGGTAATTTCAATGGCGTTTTTGGGCAAGTGTTTGAAAAATTTTCGAGTGCAGCCAAGAACACTACTAATTACACCAATCAAATAAAAGCGTTAAATAAAGCTTTTTCAGAAGGCGTAATAAATCAGAAAAATTTTCAAAATGCGCTTGGTCAAATGAAACCGCTTGCGGGACTGGCTGGCAGCATAACGGCGGTAAAAGTATCTAATGCAGCTTTTGGAGAGAGCCTAGATATGGTAAAAAAATTTGCTGGGCCAATGATGGTCGCCACAAATGTTGCCGCAAATTTTGAAGCTGCAATGTCTAAAGTCGGAGCGATCGCTAACGCAAACGACGAGGATATGAAGAAACTGACACAAACAGCTAGAGAGTTAGGCGAAAAAACGCAATATACTGCCACACAATCCGCTGAAGCAATGAGTTATTTAGGCATGGCAGGCTGGAAAACAAACGAAATTATAGCTGGTATGCCTGGTATGTTAAATTTAGCTGCTGCTGGTGCCACTGATTTAGCACGTACAGCCGATATTGTCAGCGATAATTTAACAGCATTTAATTTGGCTGCTGATGAATCAACACATATGGCGAATGTATACGCTACTGTAATTACTAACACTAATACCAATGTCGAAATGCTGGGCGAAACAATGAAATATGCGGCGCCAGTAGCAGCGGCTTTTGGCGTAACTATGGAAGAAACGGCTGCGTTAACTGGGTTAATGGCTAACAGCGGCATTAAAGCAAGTCAAGCGGGTACATCGTTGAGAAGTGGTTTTTTACGTCTAGCTGGGCCGCCTAAAATGGCACAAAAAGCTATGGATGAACTTGGCATATCCCTTAATGATATAACTGCGGAACAAAAAGAAGCTACTCTGGCGATGGAAAGCCTAGGTATTAAAATGTCAGATTACCAAGGACCACACAAAATGGCTAGAATCCTAACGGAATTAAGGGCCAAGATAAACGGGCTGAGTCAGGAAGAGCAGTTAGCTAATATGAAGGCGATATTTGGCACTGAAGGCGCGACCGGTTGGTTGGCAGTGTTAAAAAGCGGGCAAGGTGAATTTGAAAAGCTGGTGGATTCGCTAGAAAAGGCAGATGAGGTCAGTGATGGCAAAGGCGGCACAAAAGGCGCAGCGGAATTGATGGCCGCCAGAATGCAAGATAACGCAGCAGGCGCAACAATACGCTATAAATCTGCGGTTGAATCTTTACAAATTAGCATGGGTAATGCTTTCTTACCTACATTAACCGCAGTTGCTGAGGCTGGTACTAAAGTGGCAAATTTCTTCACAAAGCATGAGTGGTTAAGGAATTTGGCTATTGGCTTTACTGTTGGCTGTGTGGCTCTTAGCGGTTTTGTTATGGTGGTATCTGGAGCAATGGCTGTATTCAAAGCTTATAAATCTGCGGTGCTATTGTACAATGTCGTAAGCGCTGCCTTTAAGAGTATTACAGTGTTGTCTACGGCGGCGCAATGGGCGTTCAACGGTGCTCTTTTAGCGTGTCCGATTGGATTGTTTATTGCTGGCGTTGCTGCGATTATTGCAGCAGGCTATCTGCTTTACACTAATTGGAATACCGTAAAGCAGTTTTTTGTAAATTTGTGGGAATCCCCTACGGCAAAAACGCTGATGTTTATTGCAGGACCCTTAGGCTGGGTGATCGCAGCGGCAATGGGTTTAATAGCAAACTGGGATACTGTAAAACAGTGGTTTATAACTTTGTGGGACAATCCATCTTTGGCAATTCAACAATTTGTTGATGGGCTAAAAAACAAGTTTTCCGATGCGCTTGCTTGGGTGCGGGAAAAATGGCAGGCTATCAGCGATTTTATTTCTACTCCTATTTTTGGCAAGGTGAATATTGCAGCGCAGGGCAGCGGTAACGGCGTTGCACACAACGCTAGCGGCGGTATTTACGGCAAGGGCGCATTCTTGACGACATTCGCAGAAAACAGCGGTGAAAGTGCTATACCGCATACACCCAACGCGCATAATATCGGCCTGCTGGCAGAAACTAACCGCATTATGGGGAATCCCTTAGGCGGCAGCATTAACGCCACCTTTGCACCGAATATCACGGTTAACGGCGGCAATGCTGACCAGGTGCAGCAGGTATTGGAAAATGAGATGGCTAAATTCAAGCAGATGTTAGCAGATTTGCAGAACCAGCAAAGGAGGCTGAGCTATGCCTAGTACATACACAACAACGCAGGGTGATATGTGGGATTTGATTGCAAAAAAGGTTTACGGTACAGAGCTGGCGTTGAACGTGCTGCTGGCGGCGAACCTTAAGCATATTAATACCGCAGTATTTTCCGGCGGCGTGGTGCTGGCGCTGCCAACGTACAGCGCGCCTAAATCGTCAACATTACCACCATGGAGGCGCTAAAATGTTTAATGCTAATGCAAGAAAGTGCGAGGTATTAGTAAAATACGATGACAAGGACATCAGCACGGATTTACAGCCATATCTAAAGGGCGTAAGCTACACCGACAACCTTTCGGGTGAAGCGGATGACTTGCAGCTGACACTGGAGGACAGGGAAGGCTTGTGGCAGTCAACCTGGTTCCCCGATAGAGGCGCGACGCTTGACGTAAGTATTAAACTTACCAACTGGCAGGGAATAGATGAACAGACTGTGCGCCTGGGCCTTTTTGAGATTGACGAAATCACCAGCCAGGGCGTTCCGTGCGAGGTGCAGATTAAGGCCGTAAGCGTGCCTGACGATAACAGTCTCCGTGGCAGGGAGCGCACACGCAGTTGGGAAAAGGCAGAGCTGAAGAAGATTGCAAACGATATTGCCGCAGGTGCAGGGTTAACATTGGTATATGATGCAGGCGATTACAATCCTACCATTGACAGGGCAGAGCAGACAGAACAGTCTGACCTGTCCTTTTTGTATAAGCTGTGCGCTGACCATGGGTTAGCACTCAAAATATGTAATAAGCAGGTAGTGATTTTTGACGAAGCAAAGTATGAAACAGCCGACGCCGTTATGGTGCTGCTAAAGCCTGGCACGGTAAGCTCCAGCACGCTTACCAAGGTGGACAAGCTGAAAAGCTACAGCCTGCGCAGTAAGATACGCGATATTTACAAAGCCTGCCACGTGAAGTACCAGGGCGGCAAGAAAAAGGCGAAGATTGAAACCACGTTCACAGACCCTGACAAAGCAAAGGGCAAGACGTTAGAGGTAAATGAGCAGGTAAAATCTATAGCAGAGGCCGAAAGGCTTGCTAAAAAGAAGCTGAGGGAGAAAAACTGCGAGGAATTCACAGGCAGCTTTAGCTTTGTGGGTAATCCTGAGCTTTTGGCGGCGGTAAATGTGCAGCTTGAGGGTTATGGAGCTTTTGACGGTAAATACATCATAACCAAGGCAACGCACGACATAGGTAGCGGCTATACTACTAACATCGACATAAGAAGGTGCTTAAATGGATACTAACCAGGTGAAGAATTTAATCCGTGTGGGGCGTGTGTCCAGCGTCAACGGTGCAGAGTGTAGCGCACGCGTCACTTTTGGTGATAAGGATGATTTAGTCAGTGCGGAGTTGCCCGTTATCACGTTCGGCAGCAAGGGGACACGTGCATACTGGGTGCCCGAGGTTGACACACAGGTGCTGTGTGTTTTTGACCCAAACGCCAGCGGCAGCGGCTTGAACGCAGGCTTTATTATCGGAGCTTTTTACAGCGATGAGGATGTACCGGCAGAAAGTGATGCAAACGTCAGAAGCATTACCTTTGTCGATGGCAGCTTTATCCGTTACAGCAACGGCAATATAGAAATCAATGCTAAGGGTAATTTAGTGCTTAAGGGTGCTAATATTACGCTTAACTAAAGGGGTGATTATATGCCACAAGCTACAAGGTTAGGCGACAACGACACAGGACACGATGCCTGCCCGCCAACGGCGTTAGTGAGTGCCAGTGGTGACGTGCTCATAAATGGGCAGGGTGCTGGCCGCGTCGGTGACAGCTATGCAGCGCATGGCTGCGTAAACCATCCGGGTCATAGCGGCGTTATTGCCAGCGGCAGCAGCAGTGTGTTTATCAACGGCAAGGCTGCAGGGCGTATCGGTGACGCTGTAAGCTGTGGCGGCTCTGTCGCTGAGGGCAGCAGTAATGTGATTATAGGAGGTTGATATTATGCTTGTAGGCTTTATGTCAGATATCCCGTTTGTAGTGTCCAGCAGCTGCATCCGCACATTTGACGATTACAGCCGTGGCAGCGGTGGCCGCTGGGCGCAGCATGACATTATCGGCGAAAAGCCGGTGCTGGAATTTTTAGGGCCGGACGTGGAAAAGATCAGCTTCACTATGCACCTGCGAGCGGATCAAGGCATTAACCCTGCTAATGAGCTGGAAAAGTTGCGAAAGCTGCGGGATGATGGCAAATATTTTCCGTTGGTTATTGGCAACAAAATGATTACTGACAATATGTGGGTGCTTGAAAGCCTGGACGAAACAGTGGCTTATTGGGGCAAGCTGGGCAGTATGCTGAGCGCCAAGGTGACTGTGACGCTAAAGGAATATGCAGGGGGATTGACGTCATGACATACGATGTATTAGCAATGCCACAGGGCGGTATTGACTTTGCGCCAGCAACTGAGGCGGCAGAGATTTTGCAGAACGTGCGTACCATCATAACGACCACGCAGTATTCCGTACCGCTTGACAGGGATTTTGGCATTAACGCCGATATGCTGGACCTGCCCATGAACGTGGCACAGGCACGCTTGCAGTCAGAAATCATCACGGCTATAAAGAAATATGAAAAGCGCGTAGAGATAACATCTATAAGCTTTACCGGCACAGCGGACGGCGTGCTGGTCCCGAAAGTGCAGGTGAGAATTAAAAATGAGTAAATTAGAGAATCTGCCTGATATCGTTTTTGTTAACGCAGATGCAGATGAAGTTAAAAGCTACGTTATTGGCCAGTATGAAAGCATATCCGGCAGAACGCTGGCACAGGGCGATCCCGTGAGGCTGTTTTTATTATCCATTGCGGCGCTGATTATCCTGCTCTTAAACAAAATAAATGAGACAGGCAAGCAGAATCTTTTGCGCTATGCGACAGGTGACAACCTGGACCATATGGGTGTGCTTGTAGGCGTGGAGCGCACGGCGGCGACGGCGGCAGTAACCACTATGCAGGTAACGTTATCGGTCAAGCTGGGGACTGCTGTAATTATTCCCGCAGGAACACGCTTCACCGCAGGGGATAACGTGTTCTTTGCGCTGGATAATCCTTTGATTATTACTGCAGGGGAAACAAGCGGCAACGGTAGTGCTACCTGTATGGATACCGGCGAGGTGGGCAATGGTTATTTAGCCGGTCAGTTAAAAACATTGGTTGACCCCGTGCCATATGTTGCCAGTGTGACCAATATCACGACAAGCGAGGGCGGCGCAGAATTGCAGGATGATGACAGCTTTCGTGAGGATATCCGCCAGGCACCCGAAAACTTTAGCACGGCAGGCCCTGACGGCGCTTACAGCTACCATGCAAAAAGAGCTTCAACGCAGATTGCAGACGTAACGGTGTATTCGCCTGAGCCTGGTGAGGTGGAGGTGCGGCCGCTGCTTACAGGCGGCGAAATTCCAGGCAGTGAAATGCTGGCAATAGTAAAGGCTGCCTTGAATGATAAAAAAGTGAGACCGCTTACAGATAAGGTTACTGTGATCGCGCCTGAGCAGGTAAGCTATGCGGTGAATATGACCTATTACATCGACAGCGACAATAAGACGCAGGCAACGGCTATCCAGACCGCTGTAAACACAGCAGTAGATGAATATATCACCTGGCAGAAGTCGAAGCTGGGCAGGGATATTAACCCGTCAGAGCTGATTGTAAGGGTAATGGCGGCAGGCGCGAAGCGTGTGGCAGTCACTTCCCCGGTGTTCACTGTTGTAGACAGCACACAGGTGGCTGTTTGCACGGAAAGCAGCATTGTGCTGGGAGGGATAGAGGATGCTTGATTTGAGCGATAACATTCTGCAAAAAATCCTTCCTACGTCCATCAGAAGCGACGCCACGGTGCAGGACATCGTGGAGGCTATCAGCCAAAAGCTGGTGGAGCTGGACGCACAGGCTGAAACTGTGTTATTGCTGCCGCGGCTTAACAAGCTGAGTGAAGCGGTGGTGGATGAATTGGCATGGCAGTATCACGTGGACTTTTACGAGAACACGCTGAGCATTACCAAGAAAAGGGCGCTGATTAAAAAGGCACTTGCGCAGCACAGGTATAAAGGCACACCGGCGGCAGTCGAGGAGGTGTGCTCCGATGTATTCAAAAATGCTGTAGTGCAGGAATGGTACGAGTATGACGGAAAGCCGTATCATTTTAAGGTGCGCGTGGCGCAGGAGGCTGCGCCTGGCGAAGAAACCATAGCAAGCCTTACAAATGCTATCAAAGTCTGCAAGAACACACGCAGCTGGCTGGATGATATAACCTTCTGGTATCAGCCAAAGGGCGTTATCTATTGCGCCGGCGTGATGTGCAGACATAAGAAAATCAGTTTCAAGCTGTAAGGGGGTGAGAATATGCTGCAAATAGATTACGAGGGCCCGAACCGCAACCGCATTATGCTGACCAAGGGCGACAGCGCAAAGCTAAAGCTGAAGCTGTACGATGTACAAAATAAGCTGCTGACCCTAAAGGAAGGCGACGTTGCTGTATTGACTATCAAGCAGGATATTGATAGCAGTGATATTGTCTTGCAACTGGCTGTGGATGATTCGCAGCAGTTCACCTTTGCGCCTGCTGACACGGCAGAGCTTGAGTGTGGGCAGTACTGCTATGACATTCAGGTAACGCTGGCGGACGGCAGCATTTATACAGTGATACCGCCATCACGGTTTATCATAGCCAGGGGGGTGTCATGATATGTGCGGCGCAGGCATTAGCGGAAGGCTGGAAAGTGTAAGCATTGCTGCTAAGCTGGAAGGCGCAAAGGATATTAGGGGCGATATTTCCTGCGGCATAAACAGGATAGTTGAGACAGCGGAGGTGTATGACGGTGATTACGAGGTTGTGTCGCAACCCCACGCTGACAGCTATCTTGCAACCAAGGATAAAAAGCTTACAGACAACATCCACGTGAAGGAAATACCGTATTATGAAACCACCAATCTGTCAGAGGGCTTGACCGTCTATATCGGCAGTGAGGTGGAATTTGAATAAAGGGAGGCTTGAAAGTGTCTAATTGGGCAAAGCCTGTGCTGACTAAAAAAGGCCTGCTGCTGCAGGCAAAGGTTGACGCAGGGGCAGAAATGTCATTGACGAAATGCAAGTTGGGCAGCGGTGAACTGCCTAGCGGCCAGAGTTTGGAGGATTTAACAGACCTGGTCACGCCTGTGCAGACGATAGGAATTGCAAGTATTAGCTATTCTGATGACGACAAAGCCTGCGAGATTACTGCGACAACGGATAATAACGATTTAACAGAAGGCTATTATCTGCGTGAATTTGGCATATACGCACAAGACCCTGACGAGGGGGAGATTTTGTACGCAGTCATCAGCGACGATACGCCGGACTATATCCCTGCCAGCGGTACGAGCGCAGTCCTCAGTCAGGAGCTGAGTATTGCGCTATCATTCAGCAATGCGGCGAATGTAACCGCTGTTGTGAATACGTCAGCTATTGCAACGATTAATTACGTAAACAATACCGTAACTACGGCGGTGGCAGATTTGAAGGATATGACAGGCGCAACTGCGAAGGTGGCAGGTGTGCATGGTTTGGTTCCGGCACCAGGCGCAGGGGAGCAAGACAAATTTCTTTCTGCAAGTGGCAAATGGCAGGAAATTTCAACGGCAACAGATACAGAGATTACAACAGCAGTGAGTGAGGTGCTAGGATAATGGCAGATACAAAATACGTTTCTAAAGTAGTTTACGGCGGCAAAACGCTTATTGACCTG